CGATCATGTCACGCTGGATCAGTGATGTAACGCACATCAGGTCAAATTCGATTGCCCAGTCATCGAATCTCGGCCGCGTCCGCATGATCGATGATTTCTGGTTTCCTACGACAGTCGTCCACATGAACCCGCCTTCGTCGTAAGATCCGCACTCGATCAACTCAAGGAGTGTTCGTGGACCTTCGTACTCAATTGGTGAGTCCGAAGGTATGAAACAACCAGACTCGAATTGCTTGCCGTCCTTCTGTTTACGAGCGCCGTTGATCATCATCGCACGAAGGTTTCTCGCCGGGATGTATGGCCCAAGCCGGTCGTTGATATAAAGACCTGCTTGAAACTCCAGTCGGTATAACTGGAGAATATCCGCATCCGTTTTGCGTTTGCCTTTGGATGTGATAGCCGCGATTTTCTTCTTCAGCGGGTGCAAAGGGTTCACACACTGGTTGTTGTGAAGAACCAGCGGAGTGGTGCCCACCAAACGGATTCTGTAGGTGACTGTTTCCATCGTTCTCTATCTCCAAAAGAGGTGAATCAGCGTATCGCCTGTTGCGGATAACACTGGTGACGGCATCGTGGCATTCTCTGCACAGAATCACGACGTGATACATCGTCAGCTTGTTACGACGGTCCAATTCGTAGGCTTTTGGTGTCGAATGGTGGCACTCAAGAGAGTAATTCCTGCCACATGTTTCGCACAGTTTCCTAGCGAATTTGAGCCGTTTTTCTCTTGCTGAGTCGTATGACGGTCCGTAGATATCGAGCATTGCCATGTCCGTCCATGGTCGCCCCCAAGGTGTTGCGTACAAGCTCCACAACAGTCGTTGCAGAATTGTCACCAAGGGGACGGTATTAAAAGAATCGAGCCTGTACGCAAAATCGACTATAACAATAAGGCCGGTGTCGTCAAGCACCAAAAGGAAACATTTGATCACCACGAATAGTCACAATTTGGTCGACCGATACATCGACGGAGTGATGTCAGGCGAGATCGTGGTCGGCAAGCTGGTCAAAGCGTCAGTCGAGCGGCACTTATCGGACATCGACAGACAGGGCAGCGACGACTTCCCGTACCACTACAGCGCTGGGGCAGCGGAAGCAGCCATCGAATTCTTCCCCAATTGCTTGAAACACTCTATCGGCGACCACAGCAAGCATCAGTTCTTCCTTGAACCTTGGCAAGCTTTTGGCACAGCGATGGTATTCGGCTGGAAGCGCGACGCGGATAACTGCCGTCGCTTTCAGCGTGTGCTGTGGGAGACCGGTAGAAAGAATGGGAAGAGTACGTTCTGGTCCGGTGCCGCGATCCAACTTGCCTGTGACGACTTCAATCCGCTGATGCAGGACATTGAGCAGGTAGCGGAAGTCGTCCTGGCCGCGACGAAGATCGAGCAAAGCTATGTGATCTACAACGAGATCGAGCGGATGCGTGACTCAAGCGAACACATCCGGTCCATCAGCAAGACGGCGTATCATCGCGTCCACTTCATGGAGAACTACGGCACGATCCGCTGCATCGGATCTGACAAGCCTTATAGCGGTTTGAATCCACTCGGGATCATCATCGATGAGTACCACGAATTCACCGAGAAGCACCGCAAGTTCATGGAGACGATGGAAACCTCGATGGGCAGTCGGTCACAACCGCTAATGGTGGTCACGACGACCGCCGGTGACGACAGAAGCTTTTTGTGGATTCATCTCTATAACTACTGCAAAGACATCCTGGCGGGTCTGACAAAGGACGAAGAAGTCTTCCCTTATATCTTTGAGTGTGACCCCGAAGACGACATCCTCGATGAAGCGAACTGGCCCAAGGCTAACCCGAATCTGGGGATCAGTTTGAAGCTGAACTACCTGCGGGGGATGGCTCGCAAGGCGAAGCACAACCGGATCGACTACAACACGTTTGACAGGTTTCACGCCAATCGACTCGTGTCCTCGATTGAGCAGGCTTTTGATCCCGAGGTATGGGCGAAATGCGAAGGCGAACTATCAGATTGGAAGACAGCCAGTGCCATCGGCGGCGGTTGCGATCTGGGGGCCCGCGATGACCTGGCGGCTTGGGCATTGGTGGCCCGGTTCGAAACTGACAACCGCGACGACCAGGGCAATCCGGTCTGGCGATACGAAGCAAAGGTCCAAGCCTATATCGGCGAGGATACCGTCCGAGACGTTTCTAAACCGCCCTTCGGTGACTGGATCTACTCCGGTCTGCTACGTCAGGCGAAGTACCCGATCAGCGACATGAGGGCCGATTTGGTGGCGGAATGCCGCAAGTATTATGTCGCAGACATCGCCTATGACCCGTACAATGGTCAGCAATTCGCGGAGGAAATAGATCGCGAAGGATTGGTGATCGCGTCGATGGCACAGAATTTCGCTCACTTTAACGAGCCGATCCGAGAGTTGATGCAGGCGTTGATCGACGGTCGGTTTCGACATGACGGCAATCCGTTGCTATCTTGGTGCGTAAAGAACGCGATTTTGATCTCTGACCGGCAGACGCGATGGATGTATGACAAACGGGACAGCTCCGAGAAGATAGACCCCGTCGTCGCAATGACTATGGCTTTTCGTCGAGCTATGGTTGCCCCCAGTCGAGCTAAAGGCTCCCTCTTCGTGAGTTAAAAGGTATGGAGAACCGCACATGTTCAACTGGATGAAACGCTTCTGGGCAGGTACTTCCTCGATCAGTGCCCCCGCGAGATGGCTGATTGACTGGGTCCGAGGCGACTCGGGTGCGGACTCAGGGGCAATGGTCAACCAGAAGACCGTCATCGGCTATGCGCCGGTCTGGTACGCGGTCAGCCGGATCGCCGGACACATCTCGACTCTGCCAATCACCCCCATGCGGATCCTTGACCGGGGCAGTGAAAAGGATACCAGCCACCCCTGTTATCGACTGCTGCGCACACGACCGAACCCATTCCAGTCAGCGTCCCAGTTCAAGGAGACGATGATGGTCCATGCCCTGCTGGAGGGCAACGGCAAGGCCGCGATCATCAGGGGACCGGGCGGACGACCGCAAGAACTGATCTTGATTCAGCCGCACAAGTCAGTGACCTGTTTCGTGAACGGGGTCAAACTTCATGCGGTCCAAATCAACCATAGCGAGTACGACGAAGACCGGGCGGACATGGTTCTCGACGGCAAAGGGATCGAACCGGAAGGCAAGTTCGGCACTGGTAGTTGGGTGGTGCTGCTGGATTCTGACGTATTGCACATCCCCGGCTTGGGTGTGAATGGAACCGTCGGTCTGCGGATCTATGACGTATCCAAAAACACCTTCGGCCTTGGTTTGGCTGCGGAGCAGGCTGCATCAGCCGACTTCAAGAACGGTTCCAAACCCGGTGTGATCCTGCAAGTGCCCGCAAACTTCCCGCACCTCCGCGATGAACGCGATGCGAAAAGCTTCATTGATAACTTCAATAAATTCCATATGGGACTCGGGAATCGCGGTCGCGCCGCCCTGTTGCGGGACGGTATTACAGCGACCACGATGGAAACCAGCAACGACGCCGCACAGTGGGTCGAACAAAGGACGTTCCAACGTCAGGATGTCGCGCTCCTGTTCGGTTTGGAGTCAATCCTGGGCGACGATGACTCAGTTTCCTATGGGTCAGCAGAGCAGAAAGACATCGCTTATCTTAAGAATACGCTCGCGAAATGGCTGGTGAAGTGGGAACAGGAGTGCGATGAAAAGCTACTCTCTCAACGGCAGAAGGACGCCGGCAGTCACGAATTCAAGTTCAACACGGCCGCGCTGCTGAGGACCGACTTCAAGACGACGATTGACGCTCTCGGGGTAGCGATCACCCATCGCATCATGTCACCCAACGAGGCCCGCGAGAAGATCGACATGAATCCCTACGACGGCGGCGACGAATACCTGAATCCAGCGATCACACCCGGCGCGGGGCAGGACGAACCTGACGATGATGACGAAGATGAGCAGGACACCGTCACACCGGAGGATGCGAACAAGGCCGCTCTGATCGCACACCTGAGTCATCTGGTTGAAGTCGAGATGAAGCAGGTACTTGGTGCTGCCGGTAATAAACGGAATTACGTTGGTTGGGTCGAGCAGTTTTACAACAAATGGGAAAAGACACTCGGTCGCGCGGTGCATACCGTGGGCGGTCCCGTAGAACTTGCCAGAATCCATTGCAACGAATCCAGAGATCAACTCGCCTCACTCGGCGGGATGGTCCCAGCGGCGGGACTGGCGGATGCAGTCGAGGAAACGATCAAGGATTGGCCGATCAGGGCTGAACTGTTGGCAGCACAAATTCTAGGAGAAGTCAGATGTTTAACTTAGTCATGCCCGAGTCAATCAAGGCCGCACTTGCCGAGGGAGACTTCCGCGTCGAAGCGATCAACGCCACCGACACTGAACCAGCCCAACTGAACGTGATGGATG